GGTTGCAAGACCTAGCGCAAAAAAACGGGACCAGCCCAAAACCCATCCTTCCGCGTGAAAACGCAAACGGATAGCGCCAAGCTGACGCAGGAGCAGCTGGCGCGGGCGCTCGGCACGACGACGCGGACCCTGCGCGAGTGGCTCAAGCGCGACGACTTCCCGGCGGGCGCGAGCGTGGAGGATCTGATCGCGTGGCGCGACGCGGCCGGGCTGGGCAAGATCAAGGACGGATCGATCAACGGACTGAAGGCCGAGCTGATGCGCCGCGACATCGCGTTGCGCGATCTCAAGCTGCAGCGTGAACGCGCCGAGGTCGTCGAGCGCGAGACGGTGCGCGAGATGCTGCGGCTGCTCGGCACGAAGCTGGACTTGCTTCTGCGCCTCAAGCTCGAGGTTGAGCTCGGCCCGCGGGTAGCGGGCAAGTCCGCCGCGGAGGCCAACGTCGAGGGCGCGCTGATCCTCGACGAGATCCGCGAGGTCGTGAACGCGAACCTTGCGCGGTTCGAGGCTGACGCGATCAAGGCGACGGTGGCCGCGGAGTAAGCGTGGAAAGCGGTCAGGGCTTTTCCAGAAAATAGTGCTTGAGAACCGGAGCCGGTTGGGTTTTGGTCTGTCTCGTAATAACAATAACCTAAATTAAATCACGATGACCTCCACCATCCTCACCGCCGACCGCTACATCGCCATCCGCTTCAACGACGGCTCCCTCTCGCTAGACGGTATCGTCCGCATCCTCACCAAGGACGGCCTGATCTACCCGGCGCGCTGGAACGCCGCCAACCGCCGCCTTGAGTCCTGCGCGAGAAACTCGGCGCCGGTCGCGTTGCCGATGTACAGCAAGAGCGGAAAGATCGAGGCGAAGCTCGCCGCTGCCGGAATTAACTTCGCGTGGCTCACGCTCGACGAGGCCAAGGAGCTCGCGAGCTAAGGGTCGAGGGTTCATCGAGCCCCCCGCGGGGGGCTTCATTGAGCCCTTATCCTTAACAACCGATGAAACTTACATCCGCGCAAAAGGAAATTCTCCTTCACCGGCTAACCCTTGCCGACTGTCTGGCCGAAGTTCTGTCGTCGTCCGAGATTCCCGAAGGCACGAGCGACGCCGACTTCGACGCCAGCGTCGCGGTGCGTTATCCAATTCTGCAAGAGAAGGCACAACGCCTTTGTGGCTACGTTGAAACCAACTCCGCGCTCCCGAGCACGCTCGACGCTGACGAGCGCGAGATACTTATCGACTCCGTCGAGGGCTCAACGTGGTTCGGGAACGAAGGCTGGGACGACCGCACTCCGCTATGGTGGGCGAGTCAACGGCGTGCCGCTGACGCGCTAGCGGTCAAGGTCTCGGAGGTCGTCGGTCGCGAGGTATCGTTTTGATGACCTCACCAACCCCCGACCAAATTCTCGCCGTGCTGCGCCACCTCGGCCAGCGCGGCGGGCGCGCGCGTACCGCGGCGAAAGCGGAGGCGGCGAGGCTGAACGGCCGCAAGGGCGGACGGCCGAAGAAGGCGAAACCGGATGCCTGACGCCGCTGACCTCCTCGCGGACTTGCGCCTGCCTCGGCCGGACCGCGCGCCAATCTACGACTGGGCGCGGCGGCACGTGCAGCTGCCGGAGTCCTACGCGACGCCGGGCCCGTTCAACGTGCGGTTGTCGCCGTGGCTCGTGCCGATCTTCGACGCGCTGCAAGATCCGCTCGTGCGCCGCGTGCACTTCCGCAAAGCGGTCCAGATCGGCGGCACGCTTGTCGCGGATGTCTGGCTCCCGTGGATTATCGCGAACGATCCCGGCCCGATCAGCTGGACGATGCAGACGGACGAGATGGTCGAGAAGCACGCGAAGACTCGGCTCTGGCCGCTGCTCGAGCGGTGCCGCCCGGTGGCCGTGATGTTGCCGAAGCCGGGGCCGCACCGGACGACGACGGAGATTTACTTCGGCGGGTTCTTCCTGACGTTGAACGCGGCGAACCTTTCGACGCAGCAGTCGCAGTCGATCCGGTACAAGATCAACGACGAGTTGTGGTTGCCCCGCTGGCAGGAGATCTACGGTCACGCCGTCGCGCGCGTGTCCAAGTTCGAGGAGGTCGGGCGCAGCAAGATCTACAACGCCAGCCAAGCGCCCGTGATGGACGCCGAGACTGGCAACGTCGAGGACACGAGCTTCCGCTCGGGCGATCAGGGCGAGTGGCACGCGGAGTGCCCGGGCTGCCGCAAGCTGCACGCCATCGCGTTCGAGCAGCTGACCGAGACCAAGGACCGCGGCGGCGTCGTCTGGGACAAGGCCGCGCGGCGGGACGATGATACGTGGGACGTTGCGCGGGTCGTCGAGACCGTGCGGTTCCGCTGCATTAACTGCGGGCACGAGTCACCGGACAACGACGCGACCCGCGCGGGCTGGGCGAAAACCGGGCGCTACGTGCCGCAGAATCCGAAGGCGTCGCGCGAGGTCCGCAGCTTTAGGATCGAGGCGCTTGTGACGCGGCCGATGCGGCTGCTCGCGGAGGAGTGGGCGCACGCGGAGAACGCGTGGGTCCGAACTGGCGACGAGTCGGCGAAGATCGAGTTTCGCACGAAGCGCGAAGCGCGGCCGTGGATCGTGGAGCGGAAGAGCGTCAACCTGCTGATCAAGGACTCCGGTTACAAACTTGCCGACCACGCCGACGGCCAGCCGATCCCCGACGAGGCGATCCGCTTCCTCGCGATTGACCGGCAGCAGGATCATTTCTGGGCCGAGGTAGGCGCGTTCTCGACGGCGCAGGGTCCGCGGTACCGGCAACTCTGGTTCGGCCGAATCGACACGCGGGACCAGCTGCGGCAGTTGCAGCAGCGGTTCAAGGTGGCCGACGCCTGCACGGCGCAGGATCGCGGCTACCGCCCGGCGGACGTTGACCGCGACTGCGCCGAGTTCGGCTGGAGATCGATGCGCGGCTACGGGCGCCGCACGTGGACGATGCGGGACGAGGGCACGGGCCAGATGATCAACTTCCCGTTCTCCGACCCGCAGGTCAGCGACTACCGCGGCGGGGACGTTTACTTCTACAATTGGTCCGGCGACTACTTCAAAGACCTTCTGGCGGCGGCGCTCGAGGGCAAGGGCGACTTGCGCTGGGAGATGCCGAGCGACGTTAACCCGCTTTACCTCGAGCATCTCAAGGGCGAGCACAAGGTCGAGGTCCGCACCGGCGTCTGGGAGTGGCGCGAGGTCAGGAGCAACGCGCCCAACCACGGCCTCGATACAAGCGCGATGCTGCTTTGTATGGCGACCATCGCGGGCGTGATCAGGTACGCGCCGTCAAAGCCGTAGCAGGGCAAGCCGTCAAAACGCACTTTGACGGGCGCCGCTTTGATATGGCGGCGGACAATCCCTTTCTCGACGTTGACGCGGCGACCCTTGGCTTGCTGAAGACCAAGGTGCTGGACGCCATTCAGGCGTGCCTGCTCAATACGTCGTACTCGCTCAACGGCAAGAGCGTCACGCGCGCGGATCTGAACACGCTCAACCGGATGCTGGGCGACATCGTGGACGCGATAGAGTACCAGAACGGCAACACGACCGACACGACCTTCGTGAGCTTCACCGGCAACTGACAATGCACACCTTCGACCCGGCAAAAGTCATCTCGCAGCGTCCGTGGTTCGAGCGCGCGCTCGAGGTCGTCGCGCCGGGCACCGCGCTCCGGCGGATGCAGGCTCGGGTCGAGGCTGCGCTGTTCAGCTACAACGCGGCGCAAACGAATCGTCTGTACGCGCCGCAGCAGTACGGGCAGCCGAGCGAGTCGTCGATGACCGTGCGCGAGCGGGTCGTGATGATGTGGGAGGCACGCAACCTAGTCGAAAACTCGCCCGAGGTTAAGGAGGTCTCGCGCAAATTCGGCAACTATCTCACGCCGACCGAGTACTCCCCGAGCACGGGCGACCGCGATTACAACCGCGTCGTGAGCGAGTACTTCCACGACTGGTGCAAGACGGCCGACGCGACCGGTCGAAATTCGTTCCGCAAGATGGTGCAGGTCGCTGCGGAGAACCGGCCCGTTGATGGCGACTGCGGCTTCGTCATTCGTCGCGTTGGCGAGGGGCTCAAGGTGCAGCTGATCCCGGCGACCCGCATCGGCAATCCGAACGATCAAGGAGGCAACTCCGAGAACTACTTCGAGGGCGTCATCGTCGATGACTTCGGCGTGCCTGTCGCCTACCGGATTTACCGCGTGACGCGCGAGGGCGTGTACTTCGGCGCCGAGGACGTACCCGCTGCGAACTTCGCGCACTACTATGACCCGTTCCGAGTCGATCAGTATCGAGGCGTGACCGACTTCCACGCGGCGATCCAGACCGCGCGGATGCTGCACGAGATCTTGCAGGCAGAGAAGGCGGGCGTCCGCTTTGCTTCGCAGCAGGCGGCGCTGGTCTTCACCGACCGCGGCACGGCCAACTCCCGCAATCTCTTCACGCCGTCGCCTGCCAACACGCTGCCAAACGGGCAGGTGCAGAAGAACGAACTGAGCGAGGTCGGGATGATCAAGTACCTCGGGCAGGCGGACCGCGTGGAGACGATGCCCGCGCGGCCTTCGAC